GGCGTGATTGGTTCCTGCGTGACTTGCGGCAAAAAGAACTCGGACGCAGTTGTAAAGATCTGTAAGTCGCGACCGCTGTGAATATCGACTATGGCGTTGAGACTGTCGGTTGTGATGCTGCCGATGATTGCTTGGTCGTCGAGCGACTCACCGAGATCGAAGTCAAAGAAATTGTTGACCGTCGAGCCCCAGAACGTCGTCGGGAGCGCCTTCGCTCCAGCGAACCACAGACGCCCCTCGTGGAACGTGATGGAAACCGGATAGCCCCGGTCGCTTGACCAGGCATCCTCGTAGCCGTGCTCGATCTCATAGCTTCCGGAGCCGATGGCGCTGTTATCAAATAGCGCGACCTCGGCGAAGACCTCGGCCTTTGTGACACTCTGCACATTGACGATGCGCATGCGGCCGTAGCTACTCGTGACGTTTATATATTGCCCTACGTGACTTTCGACCGCGAAGGTGCTGGTCGCGTCCGGCTGCGTTGCCCAGGCGACGCTAACCGTGGCCACTTTGGACGATCCCACATAGTCGCTGATGATCCTGGTCTGTCCGCTGCCGGTGCCGCCAGTTATTCGGATCGTGCTGCCATTGTAGATGTCGTCATTGGCATCGGCGCCGCTGTCGAGGGTGATGGTCGCGGAGGCGCCCGCCTGGGCGGTGCCGGTGCGGCCGTCGTGAAAAATGTTATTCGCAGCCGTAAGCGTGATGCTTTCGATTGACGCGTTTGGCGTGATGGTGCCAGACGGGTTCGTGGCCGTCAGCGTGAAAGCATGCTTGGGCGCGTTCGTAAACGTGAGCGCGGAAAGCGTCCATTCATCGTGATCGGCGCCGCGCACGAGTTTCTGAGGCGGGAGATCCTCGTGTACTAGGATCATGGTGTCGGCGCTTTGCGCGAACCGTAGCTTGTCGAGCATTGCGCCCGTGATTGCGCTCGCGGTTATGAAATCGTTTGAGGTGCTGTTAATGCCGGTGACAAGTGCGCCGTTGCGGAAGACGTAGATCCGGCCCGCCGTCACGCAGAACATATAGGTGTCGGTTGACGAGAACTCGAACGGTATGAGGGCGACGCCATTCTGCGGCGCCGCAGCGGTCGGTAGCTGGAATATGAACTTAAGCCCGTCGCGCCGTTTGATTCCGCCTTGCGGTAAGCAGAACACATTCTCCGCTGTCTCGAGCGCGTTGTAGTATTGCTGCAAGTCGATACGCGCGCGGAGCAACGGATCGAGCGCGCCGCTTGCGAAGTTCGTCTGAATCTGGATTACGCGGCTCAAGAGTTCCTCGCCTCAATGAGCGCGAAATCGAGGATGTTGTTACTTGGGCTCGTGGTGCCGTCCACGTTGACCGCTTCGCGGAACGCACCGCCGCGCCCGTTTTCGCTTGGTGCGCCGACCGCGACCGATTGCCAGTATTGCGCCTTGGTAATCTGGTCAGTAACCGCCTCGGCGAAGTGCCAACAACAATAGTATTTAATTAGCTGGACGAAGTAGGACGGCATAACCGACTCGTCCGGCTTGAATTGATAGTCAATGTGAACCTCGGTGAAGTCCGTGAAGATCTGGCCCGCGTAGACCTCCCAGCCGTCTGTTTGCGGCGAGGCTCCCGCTGTCGAGCTTGTGAATAATGCGCGCGCGCCGGATCCGATTAGGTCGGAGGGCAAGGCATACGCGTGAGTCCATTCGCTCGCGGGTGCATCGGCCAGGCGGGCGAGTTGCGATTTCTTTAAGGTAAAGCTAAACGGGTATTTACAGAGAAGCTGCACGAGCATGTCGTCATAGAGACGGTCGCAAATTTGCGCCGCGTCGGTGCCTTCTGAAAATGACGAAAGGGGCGAGGCCCCGAGCATGATTAGACTGTCAGAACAGATAGAGAGCTTGGTATCGCCGCTGGCCATTGCGCCCCCAGGTCAAGGATGCGGGGAGCCCGAAAGCCCCCCGCGATCTTGTTAGTCGGAGTCCGAAACGGCCCCGATGGTTGTGCCGTCAGACACATCGACAACACCCGATGCGTTGCTAACGACGATGTGCATGGTCACTGTGCGCGTGCCGCCCGTGGCACCGTGCACGATAATCATGTCGCCGACGTTGAGCGTGTCGGATAACGAGTTAAAGTAGCCTGCACCGTCCACGACTGTGTGGGCATCTGTGGTCGTGAAGACATACAGGGCGGGCAAGGATCCAGCCAAAGACTGACCACCCAGCGCGCCGAAGCCTGATCTTGCGAAAGCCATGATTAGGACTCCCTGCTGGTAATTGCGACAATTCCGCCAGCGGACCCATCGTCGATGGCAACCGCACCAGCACCGAACATCGAGGAAACCAAGAACGAGGTCTTGTCCGCGATGTAATTGATTTCGGTTTTCTGGTTCATGCTGACGCCCATGCCGAGCGCGTCTTTATGGAACGCGTAGGCAAGACGGTCGTTTGACCCGTCTTTGGTCAGGCCGCCCTCGTCACGGTCGCCGAGCATTACGATAGAAAAGCCCAACCAGGTCCGGAGACTGCCGTCAACTAAGCTACGCACAGAATTGAAATCCGCCGAAGTTGCACTGGTTTGAGCCAGTAACGCCTCGAGCGAATTAGCGTGCATGAGCAAGCAACGGTTGTCGGCCGGGACGTTATTGGCATCCAGGGCGGCCTTCGCTGCGCGGATTTTTCCAGTGTTCATGTCACTGGCGGATCCAGAAGATCCGTCTTCCGCGACCGTGTTTGCAACGGCTACGGATGTCGCTGAGTCCAGGGCGTCAATGACAACCTGGTCCATGCGGCGGCCGATTGCGTTGCCGACGGCCGAGCTCAACTCGGAGCGGTCGGAAAACGAAACATGGCTCTGGTTGAAAATATCGCTGTATTCGGACGCGATGTAGTCGGTCATCGTCGCCGTCACGAGCGAATAGGTGAGATTCATCGGTGTGACTTCAGTCTGTGGTGTGCGAACTGCGGCCACGCCTTTGGTGAGCTTGTTGAATTTTACGGTGTCGCCCGTCACTGATTTTTCGCGAACGAGTCCGGCAAGTTGCCGGGCACTTTGATAAGCGTGCTTCACTTCGCTGTCGAAAATCGTGACGAACGATGGGGAGATCGTCGCCATTTTTGGATACCTCGAAAAAAGTTTTCACTGTTTCGCGGTTATCCAAAACGGGCCGCCGGTTAGCGCATGTCCGGCCTATGGGTTATCGGGCGCTTACTGTACAAATATCAATAGGGAGGTTTGCGCGTCAAGGGTATTTCTCTCCGTGCATCTCGTAGACCATACGCTCAACCTTTTGCGTGAACGCAGGGTCGGACCCGTATTTCGGGTCGCGCATGAGCTCCTCGATATCGGACATCGATGCCGGTGCGACCTCGGCCTGCGCAGCGGCGCTCGGGATATCCGGCTCGTTATACGATTTGCGTATCTTGTTCATGGCGCTAATAAAGGACGCGTTCGATGACGCGTTAGCGATGGCCTCGAGCTCGCTGTCGTTGAGCACCTTGCTCGAGTGGAATTTCATAAGCCAGGCATCCATCGACTTGATGATGCCGTCGGCGTTGCGGCCGAGCTTCGACATTTCTTCGACGCGGCTGGTTTCGATCTTGTCGGCAATCTCGCCCTGGGCGCCCAAGTAGAATTTTGTCAGTTCCTCGAACTGGCCCTGGTCAAGCCCCTGGTCTTTTGCAAGTGCCAAGAAGTCCGTCAGGACCGAATCGCCCTCATCCAAGCCTTGAAGCGCCTCCACTTGGCTCGTGTCGTATTTGTCAGGAACTTTATGCTTGCCGCTATCCATTTTCTTGCGCAACTCGCGGTACGCGTTAGCCATAGCATCAACATTCGTTTCGCCTTTCTCCGGATCCCAGAATTGTTCCGGTATGTGCTCCGGCCGCTCGGCGGGCTCGGCGGCTTCCGGTTCGGCCTCTTGCACCAGGTGCGGGGTCTCCGGCTCGGCCGTCGGCTCGGTCGCTTCCTCCGGCGGTGTCAGGTTCAACAGGCTCTCGGGCTTGTCCTCCGTCTCGGGTGTCTCATCGATTGCTTGTGCTTCGCTCATTTCCTGCTCCGATGTCTTTTGATTCTGCGCTCAATACCGCGCACGATTTCGTTCTCACCCTCGCGCATAAAGCCGTGAGACGGATCCTCGCCTGCCGTGAAGCAAGGGCGCTCGATAGTCGTATCGCGAAGGTGCGACAGCACTTTCGCACCGGCTTCGGTGGAGAAGGTGCGGGCATATAGTTGGTCAAGATTCTCGATATCACTCATCGTTTCTTTTTCTTGGGGAACCCGGCTTTCATATTTGCGTAGGCTTTCGGCGTGATCGTGCTCTTGCTCTTAGGACGCGATGTCCCGGCCTTTTTTCGGGCGTTCATGTTCGCGTAAAGTCCGCGTTTCTTGGGCATCTCTATCCCTTTGCTTTGTTGCGTGCTGAAATTGCGCGGCCCTTACTGACCGCATCGGCTTTGCTGCTTGCGCCCCAGGCACGAAGACTAAGCAATAGCCTGGTCGGATTCCCTTTCGCGTCTCGCTCTGGTCCGCGCATCTTGCCCATTCGTTGCAGGAAACTGGCACGGCGCGGGTTGTCACCGGACTTAACTGGCGCCTTGAGCGTGCCGCCGGTTTCGCGCTTGTAACTTGCGCGGCCTTTCGCGTTGAGCCCGCCCGCTGGGTTCTTGCCAGCCTTACGCTGCCATGCCGGGCTCTTCGCCACCCTGCGCCTCCTGGGCTTGCTGCATCATTTGCTGCATCTGGGCCATCATCTCTTCGCGCTCGTCCTCGGTGTTCATCACAATCATCGGTACGCCGAGACGGTCGGCGATGTAGCCGAGTGCGCGTTCCTGGTTAAGAGCCATTTGTCCCGCTGGTCCGACAGCCTGGGCGATCTGCATGAATTGCATCAGGGCCCCGAGCTCGTCCTCGTTCTGCGCACGCGCGAGCGGCGACACGGGTACGATCTTGACCTCCTGCCCATCGACCTTGAGCGGGAGATCGATAAGGTTTTGCTGGTCCATGATGTAGAGGACGCGGCGGCAGATCGGCAGTAGCGCCTCGGTAATGAGACGACCGAAACTTGCGCCCATTTGCGTTGCGAGCGTCGAGATTCGATGCGACATTTCGGTCGCGGTGCGGGCGCTCATGTTGTCGCTCGGGATCGTATCATCGAGGAGGATCTGCTTGATCGAGATCTTCAGATCTTCCAGCACCATCTGCCCGACGTTGAAATCACCCCCTCTCGGTAAAGCCTTGAGACTTTCGCCCTGCGGCCCCCCGTTCCTGGCGACGGGGATTATGCTACCAGGTTTGACGCTCACAGTCTCGG